TGTGCGCTTAGGTATGCTCGTATCGAAGAGCGTTTGTCTGAAGGCTCTGCCAAGTTTAAGCACCTAGAAAAACTGATATACGGACTGTATGCACTGATTGCAGCGGCTGCATTGCCGCAGTTCTTCCTTGGCGGCTGACCATGATTGGTGAAATCGCTGCTATCGTGGCTGGCGTGAACGCGGCTACAAGTGCGATTAAGCAGGTCGCTGAGACTACCAATGACATCCAATCCATCTCGGGTTTTCTATCTGCGCTAGGCGGTGCAGAGGTAGAGCTTCAACGCGCCCAAAACGAGGGAAAGCTGTCAGAGGCGGACGCTGTAAAGGCGGCACTAGCCAAGAAGCAGATTCAAGAAACCATGAGGGAAATCAAGGACCTGTTTACCGTTAGTGGTAACGGACAGCTATACCAAGAAGCTATGATGGCGATGGCAGAGGCCCGCAAACAGAAGCAGCTTGAACTCGCCAGAGCGGAGGCTCGGAGGAAGAAGTTTTGGAAAGAGGTTAGGGAAATCTCTTTCGTCATTGGGATACTGATAATTCTTTTGCCTATGACGCTGGCGCTACTGCTTGGTTGGTTAACACGATGATGGCTTTTTTGCTTGTCGTGGTCGTGAACGGAGAGCCGATAGCAGATCAGTTTTACTTCCGTGACATCACACGATGTAACGCGTTTGCTTACTACGTCAGCACAGGTAAAACTAAGATAAACAACCGCTATCAGATGCAAGAGAACATAACCGCGTACTGCATCCCGAAGCGAGTTGCAGCGAACACGAAGACATGGGACTGAGATGGCAGCTAAAAAATTACAAGAAGGTAGTGAGTACGCTGAATACGATGCCGATGGCGACGGCGTGGTTTCTGACGAAGAAATAGAAACTAGCAAAGAGTTGTTAGAGCTAAAGCTTCACCATGAGCGTGCGGATGCACAACGCGCCATGAGTTGGTTTGCGCTGTGGGGAATGCTTTTGTACCCATCGCTGGTGGTCGCATCGGAGTTTTTCGGTCTATCTCAAGCCGCAAAGATCTTGGGCGATATGGCAGCAGTCTATTTCGTCTCTGTTGCAGGTATACTGGCGGCGTTCTTTGGTGCTCAAGCGTGGTCAAGCAGGAGATAAGATGTATCACTATAAGGCTAAACTTGTCCGGGTCATTGATGGAGACACCATAGATGTGGACATTGATTTGGGCTTTGACGTGTGGCTGAAGAAGCAACGCATACGGCTCGCAGGCATTGACGCACCGGAGTCCCGCACTAGGAACAAGGCTGAGAAGGTCTTAGGGCTGGCGGCTAAAGCACGGCTTGTAGAGCTTTGTTCTGCTGAAATGCAAGTAGAATCCCTCGGCAAAGGCAAGTATGGCCGCATTTTAGGCATTCCAAAGACCTCCGAAGGTGCCAGCATGTGCCAGATCCTGATCGATGAAGGCCATGCCGTTGAGTATTGGGGCGGTAAAAAAGTTAAGGTTTGGGTGTAACTACGTAGACGAATAGCAGATAAGGGGCAGATTATGAGCATTGTTGCATCGTTAGTAGGGCCGGTTACGGGGCTATTGGACAAGTTCATTGAGGACAAGGATCAGAAGAATGCCTTGGCCCATGAAATTTCCACCATGTCGGAGCGTCACGCGCAGCAGATTGCTCTTGAGCAGATAGAAGTTTTGAAGCTCGACGCAAAGGGGAATTGGTTTCAATCGTCTTGGCGACCGCTTGCGGGTTATACATGCGTACTGGGGCTAATGGTGAACTTCTTAATTTCGCCTATCGCAGCAGGGTTTGGCTTAATCATTCCTCAAGCCGATGCTGGCGTGATGATGCCGCTTCTTCTTGGTATGTTGGGGTTGGGCGGCGCTAGATCATTTGAGCGCGTTAAAGGTGTTGGTAAGTAATGAGCAAGCTTGTTGAAATGATAAAACGCCACGAAGGCGTCAAATCTAAGGTTTATTTGTGCTCTGCTGGCTACGAAACCATAGGCGTCGGGCGAAATATCAGCGAGTCTGGCCTTGGGCTGTCTGATGATGAGATCGAATATCTGCTGGCGAATGACATAGCGCGAGTGAAAGACGAGCTATCGGATGCTTACTTTTGGTTCAACGGCATCAACGAAGCGCGGCAAGATGCAATGATCGACATCTGTTTTAATCTTGGTTTAACTAGGTTACGCGGTTTTGTAAATGCTCTTGAGGCAATGTCGCGGGAGCAGTTTGATATCGCCGCAGATGAATTTATGGATAGTAAATGGGCGAAACAGGTTGGTACGAGAGCGATTCGCGTAACCGAAATGATTCGTAGTGGTGAGTATATCTAATGCCGTTACAAAAATTTATTTTTAATCCCGGAATAAACAAAGAAGGCACAGATTATACCGCCGAAGGCGGATGGTTTGACGGTAATTTGGTGCGCTTTCGCAAGGGCTTGCCCGAAAAAATTGGCGGCTGGGTTAAATATATCACGTCTTCTTTTGTGGGAACTGGCAGAAAACTTTTTGGCTGGACGGACCTTGATGGCACAAAGCTTTTGGGTGTCGGTACATCAAAAAAACTCTACATCCAAACAGGCACAAACTACAACGATATAACGCCCATACGGTCAACCACGGCAGCGGGTGATGTAACTTTTGGCGCGACCAACGGATCAAGCTCTATTAACGTAACCGACACTGCTCACGGTGCGGCAAAAGGCGACTTTGTAACGTTTTCGGGCGCGGCATCCCTTGGCGGAAATGTGGTTGCTGCCGTTCTTAACCAAGAGTATGAGATTGACTCAATCACCAACACTAATGTTTACGTGATAACGGCTAAAGACACTTCTGGAGCTACCGTAACCGCCAACAGTAGTGACAGTGGCAACGGTGGTGGATCAACCGTTGGCGCGTATCAGATAAACATAGGGCTTGATGTTTTCGTTTCTGGCACAGGTTGGAGTGTGGGTGCTTGGGGAAGTGGCGGATGGGGTTCTAGCAGTCCTCTTAGCTCTCTTAATCAACTACGCCTGTGGTCTATGGACAGTTTTGGCGAAGACTTAATAGCAAATGTGCGTGCGGGCGGCATCTATTACTGGGATACCAGCGCAAAAACGCTAGGAACAGACAGAGCGGTAAACATATCTGCTTTGACCGGCGCTAATTTCACGCCGACAGCCGCTCTTCAAGTTTTGGTATCCGACGTGGATAGACACGTCATTGCACTAGGCGCAGACCCGATAAACGACGCAGCAACTGCCAGAACAGGGACTATTGACCCTTTGCTTGTTGCCTTCTCTGACCAAGAGAACCCAGCAGAATGGTTCCCCACGGCAACCAACACCGCCGGTTCACTGCGCTGTTCTGCGGGATCACAAATTATTGGCGGCATTCGAGCAAGGCAAGAAACTTTAATCTGGACTGACGTGGCGCTGTACAGCTTACAGTTTATTGGTCCGCCGCTGACCTTTGGCTTAAACCTGATTAACGAAGGCGTAAGCCTTGTAGGTCCAAACGCAGCGATTAATACGCCTAATGGCGTGTTTTGGATGGACAAGAAAGGATTTTATGCCTACCAAGGTTCTGTTCAAGCTGTCCCTTGCAGCGTGAAGTCTTATGTTCTAGACGATTTCAACGAATCACAGTCTTTTCAGGTGTTTGGCTTTGTGAACAAGCAGTTTGACGAAGTAGGCTGGTTTTATTGCTCATCTACTTCAGACGTGATCGACCGATATGTAACGTACAACTATGTCGAGAAGACGTGGGCCATAGGCAATTTATCGCGCACCGCGTGGCTAGATGAAGGTATTGAAAGTTTTCCTCGTGCGGCAGGTACTTCTAGCAGTAGTAATTACATCTTCAGTCATGAAACAGGCTTTGATGACGAAGATTCGCCGATGGACAACGTGTTTATTGAAAGCGCGGACTTTGATCTGGGTGACGGGGAGCAGTTTCAGTTTGTTCGGCGTTGTATTCCAGACGTTAAGTTTACGGGGGATTCCGGTGCAACACAGACCATGAACTTTGTTTTAAAAGCTCGTAATTTCCCCGGCGAATCACTGACCACGGATCAAACAACCGCGTTTACGGGAAGCACTACCAAGATTGATACTCGCGCTAGGGGCCGACAAGCGGTTGTTCGCTTTGAATCAGATGACGATGGGACTACTGGTGCTCGCTTAGGCGTTGGCTTTAGGATTGGTGGCACACGTCTAGATCTACAGCCGAACGGTAGGCGATGAGTAAGCTATTACAAGGCCGATTGCCGTTTGCACCAAACGGAGATCAGGTAGATAGCGGCACGTTTAACCGCACTATTCGCCTACTAGAGCTTAGTCTTGACTCGTTTGACCCTGATTCGACGCCGCAGTTCACTACGGAGCGAAGAGATACATTAAAGTTTGACGCGGGGGCCTTGATTTGGAACCCTTCAGTAGGTCGTCTTCAGCTTTACGACGGGGATCAATGGATAAATTTGTCGGACCCTCTTCCATACACTACGTCTTCTCTTGAGGCGCAGGGGCAGGTCGGGTCTGTTCAGGTAATTACAAACGGATCTATCGTGGTGAACGTACACGGTTAGGTTGGTTCTTCTAATAAAAATAGGCGTATACTAAGGACATGGGACAAGCTGCACTTAAATACGATGAGTTTGAGGAACTGGATCAGGTTCCTATACCGGAAGGCGGTATCGCCACCTTTTTGACGGCTGAAACCGGCTCTTGGGCCGATGACGACGACGATGTGCCACCCAAAGGCATTACAAACGTTGTAAAAATAGCCGACAAGCTGGCTGAGTATGGCCGCAACGAAGACGAATACATGGTTCACGCCGCCGAAGGCGAGACTGTGATCCCTATGGAAGTCTTCGAGCAGAACCCCGCCCTTAAAGAAAAGCTTTTTGCAGAAATGCGCATCATGGGCATTGAGCCAGAGCGTTACGTTGTAGGTAACGAGCTTAACTCAATCAACCCCGTGACCGGTCAGCCTGAATTCTTCTTGAAGAAGTTGTTCAAGGGTTTGAAGAAGATTGTCAAAGCAGTGCTACCTGTTGTGGCAACGATTGGTTTAACCGTTCTAACAGGTGGATTGGTCTCCCCGGTGATGGCAAGTGCGATTGTTTCTGGAGCTTCGACCGCTATTCAAGGTGGCAGCTTAAAAGACAGCCTCAAAGCAGCGGCAATAGGCGGTATTTCCAGTTTTGCCGGTGGACAAATAGCCAACAAAGCGGGTTGGGCCGCAGACAGTGCGAAGCGGATGATGACTCAATCGGCTATTAACACCACGCTTTCTGGTGGTAAACCGGTCGATATCTTAAAAATCGCCGCCGTAGCGGGTCTTACGACGAAAGGCATGGATTTTGCGCGAGGCAAGCTAGCCCCTGCAGGAGCAGACGCCACCGCCACGATAGACCCGGCATACGCAAAAGAGTTGGCGGCAACTAACCCCGCAGAGCTTGCTCGACTGCAAGGAATAGAGGGCGTAACGGTTCCTTCTTTGACCGAAGCTACCGCTCCTGCCACTCCCGTAACTCCCGTAACTCCCGTAACTACCGTTGCAACTACCGCTGACGCCACGGGTCAGGTGGCAGGAACTGCGACTCAAGGCGTTCAAGGCTCTGCTACTCAAGGCGCTACAGGGCCTGCTACAGATGCATTAGCGGGTATGGGTGATTTGAGTGATTTAGGCTACAGCGATACCGCCTTTGGTCAACCTATAGACCCGGCAACCGCTAGCAATATGGGTATAGGTCAGACAGAGCTTCTAAGAGTCACCGATCCTGACGCGTTTGCTCGTGCTGAATACACAGATACTCTACGTCGAACAGGACAATTCTCCGAGGAGCAGATTCGAGCGGAAGTTGAGAATACCTACGGTAAGCCGGGCGCTGAAACCAGCACAGGAGCCGGTTCGAGTGCTGGGACTGTTGGAGTAACAGACGCAAGCGGTTCTATTGTGCCCGGTGTTGGCGAAAGTTTACGCACAGTGTTTGGTGGAAAAGACGTAGGACTAGGTGAGCGTTTTTCTGCGGTTGGAGATATTTTTCTTCCAAAACCAAACGTAGATCGTTTGATGGAAGCATTGCGACTAGAAAATCCAACTGACTATGGAAGAGACGTAATATCTGACGCTAATCTGCGTAAAATCGCCGAAAAACAAATTGCTACGGGCGCTATTCCAATCAGCCCGTTACGAAAGTACGGTCCCGGCGCTGCCGCAGTGCTGGGCCTTAGCGCGTTATCAAAGCCCGAAGAGGTAGAAGGCATCAACATTGATGATATACCTACCGGCATGGACCTTATTGAAGCCGATCCAGCTAAATACCGCATATACGGGGACGATTTTGTTTACCGACAGCCGCAGTTCACTGTGACTCGTTCGGCGGGCAATGTATTTAATGTACCTGCTTTCACACCCACTCCTTTGAACGTAGCAGAGGGCGGCGGTATTATGAACTTCCCTCGTATGAATGGCCCTATCGAAGGCCCCGGCACTGAAACCTCTGACGACATCCCTGCCATGCTTTCTGATGGCGAGTTTGTGTTTACGGCTAAGGCAGTGCGCGGAGCAGGTAAAGGTAGCCGAGAAGACGGCATGGACACCATGTATCGAATGATGCGTCAATTTGAGGCTAGAGCGTAATGGCTGATGTAACAACCACAACCCAGTATGTACGTGAAGCGCCAGAAATTGAGGCGTATAAGCTTGGGCTATACCAAGACGCGCAAAAATACATTCAGGAGCTTCAGAGGCAAGGTATCACACCGCCTGCGCAGGGTATCGCGGGTTTTACCGCCGAGCAGCTAGCCGCAGGCAACATTGTCCGTGGAGGTATTGGCGGCTATGAACCATATCTAGAAGGAGCACTTGACGCAAACCAAGCGGCGCAAGGTTTGATTGCAGATGCCTCTGTGCCTTTGCTGCAAGAATCGTTAGCACAGCAACAGCAAGGTATTTCCGGGCTAGAGCAGGCGCGCTTATTGGCGACTCAGCAGCGTGCAGCGCCCTTCCGAATCAGGGATCAAGCCTTAACGGGTCTTTCTGGCGCAGCGACAGACATTGCACGCGCTGGAGCAGGCGTAGGTGATCAAGTGCTTGCTGCTCAACGAGGGCTTGGTGAGTCAGGTCGGCTGGGTTTGCAAGCGGCTGATCAAGCAAGGGCCGCAAGTCAGCGTGCTCAGTTACAAGCAATGCAATCCGGCCAACGAGCCGGTCAGATTGCAGCACAAGGCATGCGCAGCATGGGACAAGCGCAGCGCGGCATCGCTGGTCAAGTCGGTGGTGCGCAGCAAGCACAACAATTAGCGGCACTGCGTGCCAGACAGTCCACGGCAGCCGGGCAAAGAGGCATTATAGGCGCAGCGAGCCAAATTGGGGGCGGAATACAAGACGCTCAACAGCAACGGCAGATTGCGGAGCAAAGAGCACGACAATCCACCGCACAAGCTCAACGTCAGTTAGGACAAGCAGGCGCTATGGGCATGGGCACGGCACTTTCTGGCATAAGACAGCTAGAGGGCAGTGCCGGGCAGTTCGACCCTAGTGGAATTGGTGCCTTTATGGACCCGTTTACTCGGCAAGTCATTGAGGCTGAACAAGCTGAAATTGCTCGACTAGGCGAAAAACAAGTCAATGAAGCGCGTGCGGCTCAAGCAGCGGCAGGCGCATTCGGTGGTTCTAGAGGAGCCATCATGGAGTCTGAGATCGGTCGAAACGTCTTGGAACAACAAGCGCGGACCGGGGCACAACTTCGATCACAAGGCTACCAGCAAGCGGCGCAACAGGCGCAACAAGCCTTTGAAGCTTCTAAAGCTCGCCAACAGCAAGCGGCGCAGCTTACGGGATCGTTAGGGCAAGCGGGGGCAGGCTCGTCCTTGCAAGCGGCGCAACAAGCAGGTGCTTTGGGCTTGAGTGCAGAGCAATTGGCGCAAACAGGAGCTTTACAAGGCGGTCAACTGGGCTTGTCTGGCAGTCAAACAGAGGCAGATCTTGCGCAACGAGCCGCTCAATTAGGACTGAGCGCAGAGCAATTGGCTCAGACCGGTGCGTTGCAAAGCGGTCAATTAGGCTTGTCGGGTCAAATGAATCAGGCGCAACTGGCGCAACAAGCCGCGCAGTTGGGTATTTCAACGCAGCAGCTACAGAATCAGATGGCGCAACAAGCCGCGCAAACTGCACAAAACCAAGGACGGTTAGGTATATCTGCGGCACAACTCGCTCAACAAGGCGCGCAGGCAAGCGGAGCGTTGGGTTTACAAGGTCAGCAGGCACTGGCTCAAATGGCTGGACAACGGGCAAATATTGCCCAGCAAGGCGGCCAATTAGGACTGCAATTCGGTCAGCTAGCTCAAAGAGACGTAGATCAACTCGCGGCTCTTGCGCAACAGCGCGGAGCAATGGGCCAAGGTATCGCGGGACTCGCTATGCAAAGCGGGCAACTTGCCGGTCAGCTAGGTAGCCTTGGTGGACAGCAAGCGGCCCTTGGACAACAAGCGCAGCAACAGCGACAGGCGGATGTACAAAGCCTGCTACAGTACGGTGGCATGGGTCAGCAGCAGGCGCAGAACGTGCTGAACGCCCAGTTTGCGGCGGAGCAAGCAGCTTACAACCAGCCACTGGCACAGCTAGGATTCTTGGGCGACATGACTAAGGCGCTACCTTCATCACAAAGCGCCGTATTCCAACAATCGTCTCCTTCTCCAAGCTTGGCTCAAACAGCCGGTGGCTTGGCAATGGGAGCGGCAGGTCTAGCGAGGGCCTTTTAATGAGCGTAATTCAAAGACCTTTGTTTCGAGCAGCCGGTGGCGGCGCTAACAAGTTCCCAGATCTTAGCGGTGACGGCAAAGTCACTCAGAAAGACATATTGATGGGGCGTGGCGTTATTGAGAAGCAAGAAGGCGGCGGTATTGGCGCTATGATGCCTGCTGACGCTATGGCTATGATGCCTGCTGACGCTATGGCTATGATGCCTGCTGACGCTATGGCTATGATGCCGGAGCAGATGCCTGCGGAAGCTCCTCTGGACCCGTTAGCACAAGATGTTTTGATGGCTCGCGAAGAAGGCGAAAAGATTGGTTTGGATTACCTTGCTGAAACCATGGACGGCATCGACATGGCAGCGGACACAGAAGAGCTAATTAACTCTATCCGAGGTAATGACCGGCCTTTACAAGATCGCGTAGCAGAACTTGCCACTTATGTGGGTGAGCAAGACGCTGTTCAAACTCCTGAATCTGTTCTCGCCATGGTTCAGCCTACTATTATGATGTCGGAAGAAGGCGCTATCGACAGCGGCGTAGGCGGGTTAATTCAGCAAGTTATTGGCGAAACCGACATGGGCGCAGAAATGGGTCAAGGCGTGGGCGCTTTGATGGCTCAAGGCCAACCAGCGCCTGAAATGGCACCGCCCCCACAAATGGCGCAAGCGCCTATGGCACCACCGCAGCAGTTCGCGGCTGGCGGACCAGTTGTCTACATGGCGGAGGCAGGTGACCCGT